CATGGCTCAACTTATCGGTAACTCCATTGCGCCAACCGAACTTCAAGATAGAATCAACACAGCAGCAAAGTCTATCTCAAACGCTGACCCTTATTACACAACTACGCTCCAGCAATACTATGGACTAACGCCTACCGACATGATTGCTCATGCTCTTGACCCTAACACTGCTCTTCCATTGTTGCAGCGTCAGACAGCAGCAGCAACCTTTGGTGCGGCAGGTGCTCGTCAGAATGTGAACGTTGACCAGGCTACAGCAGCACAGTATGCAGCCCTTGGCGTAACACAGTCACAGGCAGAGCAAGGCTTCCAGAATATCGGAACAGAATTACCTACTGAACAGAAGTTGGCTGCCATCTATGGCGGAGCCAATAACACGTTCGGTACACCAGGACAGCAGCAGGCTAACTTGACTGCGGCTACCTTCGGTGGAGCAAATGCTGCTCAAGCCCAACTTCAACTCAAGCAACTTCAACAGCAAGAAATCAACGCCTTCTCAGGCTCATCAGGAGTGGATAAGAACTCACTCTTTGGTTCCACCTCAGGAACCTTCTAATAGACTTGCCCAGCCGACCAGCACTGGGTTCTAGTATTACGACTGGTAGTAGGAGCCAATAACTTTCTCCCCTGACTGTTATTGTGGCCTGCGTTAACTTATAGAAAAGGGAGTGCCTAAATGGCGAACCAATACGACTACGACGACGAAGACGAAGACACAACTACACAGGACCAACAGATTCCTGCAGGGCTTCGTAAGGCGCTCAAGCGTCTTGAAAAAGAAAACCAGGAGTTACGAGAAGCCAACGCGTTGCGCGACTCAATGCTCCGTGAGCGTACCGTCAAGGACGTGCTGGACTCGAAGGGTGTACCTAGCAAAATCGCTAAGTTCATTCCGAGCGACGTAGCAACACCCGAGCAGGTTGAGTCTTGGCTTACTGAGAATGCTGATGTATTCGGCTTTCAGTCCCAGACTCAGACTGACGCAGTAGACGAACAGCGACAGCAAGCAGCCTCTCAGTTCCAGCGCATTAACAATGCTACTGAGACTGCTATTCCAGCAACTAACGTTGCAGACCTGACAGCCCGCATCAACAATCCTAACCTTACCAAGGCGGACCTTGATGCAATTACAGGTATTAACGGATACACTGGCTCTGGCCGTCGAGCATTTTAATTAACCACTAACCCTAGAAAGGGGTAACGCACAATGGCTAATGCTTACAATAGCACAGGCTCAGCAGTCGGTACCTCGGTCGTACAAACAGCGTATGACCGTTATATCGAACTTGCACTTCGTGCTGTGCCTATGGTCCGCGACCTTGCGGATAAGAAGCCAGTACAACAGGCTATGCCTGGTTCTTCAATCGTGTTCAACATCTACTCAGATATGGCTCCAGTCACATCTGCGCTCTCTGAGACAACAGACCCAGATGCGATTGCTCTTGGTTCCACAACACCAATCACAGTAACACTTAACGAATACGGTAACGCTTCGCTCGTTACACGTAAGCTTGAGTTATTCTCATTCTCAGATATCGACCCAGCACTTGTCGACATCATCTCGTACAACATGCTCGACTCGCTCGACTCTGTTGCACTTCAGGAACTCGTCGGTGGCCCACAGGCTATCGCAGAGGTTAACGGAAGCCTTATCTCAACATTTGACGGTTCATACACCGCTGGTGTTTCACAGGGAACAGTCCGTTCAACCGACACCCTCAAGTCACGTGACATCCGTTTCGCAGTTGCAAAGTTGCGCGCTAACAAGGTAGTCCCACGTCAGGGAGATTACTACTACGTTGGCATCCACCCAGAAGTTTCACACGACCTTCGTGCTGAAACTGGTTCGGGCGGATGGCGTGATGACCACAAGTACTCAGAGACAGGTGCTTCTGAGTTCTGGCCAGGCACAATCGGAACATACGAAGGTGCAATGTTCGTTGAGTCACCACGTATGTTCAACACCGCAGATGGTGCTATCGGAACAGCCGCTAACACATCATACTCAGGTACATTTGGTACAACCTCATTTACCTACGGTACTGGTGGAACACGCGTCTTCCGTACACTCGTTGCTGGAAAGCAGGCACTTGCTGAAGCGGTTGCTGAAGAGCCACATGTGGTCTTTGGTCCAATCGTTGACAAGTTGCTCCGTTTCCGTCCAATCGGATGGTACGGCGTTCTTGGCTTCAAGCGCTACCGTGACCCTGCGTTGATTCGTATCGAAACAACGTCTTCGATTCACAATTCCTAATCTGAATTAGGTCGGGCGGCTCCCCCTTCGGGGGGAGTCTCCTCTTAACAAAGGAACGATATGGCGAATTACCTTTTCACACCACCAACAACAGATGAGACACCTGCTGGCTTTGGCGCACTTATGTGGCGTTATCGCATTGCTCGTGCTGACACTTTGCTTATGACCAATGGTGTAGTGACACGCAATCGTACCTTTGAAGTATCAGAAGTAACAGCAGCAGACCATGCCTACGTCGGTGGGCACGTCTACACCATTACCCAACAGGAGCGCGACCAACTGGTTGCAGCGGGCTACGGTGCTACGATTACGAGTCTGCCATGACCGAAGAAACTCCAGAAGAGTTAATACGCAAAAGAGTCATTTTGATGGAAATGGACTTATTGGATGAAGGCAAAGCCCCAGAGTAAAATAAAGATAGCAACGTATGCAATCTGTAAAAACGAAGCAAAGCACGTTAAGCGATGGTTGGAAGCAACAAAGGAATCTGACGTCAGAGTTATCCTCGACACAGGTTCAACGGACAATACCATGGAACTCCTCAGTAAGGCGACCAATCTCATTGTCGGGACAACCGTTGTATCACCTTGGAGATTCGACACGGCGCGCAACCAAGCGCTAGCCCTAGTTCCAGAAGACGTAGATGTATGTCTTATCCTGGACATGGATGAAGTACCAGAAAAGAATTTTTATCGCAAAGTGCAGAACCAGTGGGTGCGCGGAGCGGACAGAGGATGGGTGTCGCTAGACACAGGATTTGCATGGAAGGTTGACAGGCTTCACAGCCGTCATGGCTGGACATGGAAGTGGCCTTGCCACGAAGCCCTTGTTAGAGAAGACGGCAAGGAAGAATACACCTACTGCGACACCACGACTATCATTAGGCATCAGCCTGACGTAACCAAGTCCCGTGGCCAGTACAAGACCATGCTTGAGGATGCAGTCAAGGAGATGCCAGAGGATGCCCGTATGTGGACATACCTCTGTCGAGAGTATTACTTCCACGAGAAGTGGGAGAAGGTCATCGAGAGTGCCGAGCAGGTGCTCAAGAAGGACGGGATGGACCACGAATTGGCTGCCGTCTGCCGTTGGGCAGGGGATGCAGCAAGAGCCCTTAAACGGCCTTCTAAGGAGTGGTTTGAGAAAGGCGTGAGTCTTTGCCCAGACCAGGGAGAATCGTGGCTTGGAATGGCCTCTGACGCCCTTAGAAGGGGTGACTACGGCCTAGCCTTGGACTCCGCTATACGATGCTTTGAACTTCCGAAGGTTGTCCACTATCTCCATGAGCCAAGTGCCTGGAATTGGAAAGCCTACGATATCGCAGCCCAGGCTGCTTTCCACCTTGGGGAGTTGGATGCGGCTATCGCATTTGCCCAGGAAGCCTTTCGAGGCAAAGGTCCAGAGTCGGACAGAATTAAACGAAATATCCAAATGATGGTTGGGATTAAAAATGGCAGCAAAAAAACAAAAGTGTGAGCACCTACGTTCGCACGTAGCCGACTGGGGTATCACCCCCGAGAACAAATATGGCCCAATCTCCTGGGAGTGCAATCACTGCGGAGTAATCCAGCCAAATAGGTTTCATGAGTATGAGCACAAAGAAGACCCAATCCTTAAGGCTCATCGGGAGCACAAGGCAGAGGGCATCTTTGATGGCGACTGCGTAATGTGCAACAACAGCAAGATTCTGTTTAGCACAGGAGACGCTGGCAGAGCCGAGTCTATGTCTATGAAGAAGTGGGATAAAGAACTTGCAGATTACAAGGCGGCGACGAAGCAAGGAATACAGCCAGCAGGAACGTCTGCGCGAGCAGTTAGAGAAGCAGTCGAAGCAAGCAGCAAACTCGGAAGTGCTTATAACGCTGAAACTATGGGCGCTGCAAACAAAATCATTTCAAAGAAAAAAGGAGCATAAATGAAGAAAAACCCAGGATTTGCAAAGGTCCAAGCATCTATTGCAAAGAAAGAGGGAGTGTCCCAAAAGGCCGCAGGCGCTATTCTAGCATCGGCTACCCGCAAGGCTTCTCCTGCAGCAAAGAAAGCAAACCCTAACTTAAAGAAGGTGAAGTAATGTGTAAAGAGTGCGGATGCAGCAATACAATTATCGGTGACGTAACTGGTCACACAACAGGACGCCCAAGCGACCCATATGGTTCATATGAGGGCGTAGGCGGAACCAACAAAGGCGCTAAGTAACTTTAAGTAGAAGGGCACATCATGACAACAAGTTTTACCGCAACGTATCATATGAACCGCTTGGCGGGGACTATTCTTAACGGTGTGCCCCAATACGATTTTGACGGCGCAGCCGTTAGGTGGGGCAACATTGCTATCCCTGGTCACAACGCTACCAAGGGTATCGATGTTCTTAACCTTATCTACGCGTACCGCAATAGCGGTAAGAATTACTATGAAGACACACCTGGCATATTAAACCTACTCGCTGGCACTACAGGCCTAGGCGAGTCCGAAGCAGCATCAAGGATTGCATCCTAATGACAACCTTACTTGATTTGGTAAATGAAACCCACCTGTTGCTATCTGGCTATACCCAGCGCCAGGACCAGGCTACATCCCTTGTTAACGCTATGGCAGCCACGGATTACTCCTTTGTAGTTCAGAATGGCTCAGTGCTATCACGCGGTCTAGTCGAGATTGACGATGAACTTATCTGGGTAGACAGTTTTGATAAAACTACTAATACCGCAACCGTTGCTCCTTACGGGCGTGGCTATCGTGGAACTACAGCAGTAGCCCACACCGCAGGAACTCGGGTGACCATCGCTCCCGTTTTCCCACGTTCAGCCATTGAGCGGAATATCAACTCTGCTATCGATGCTGTCTATCCAGACCTCTTTGCCACAGCCTCAACAACATTCCAGTTTTCTGCTGCCCGTACAACCTATCCGCTACCTGCGGATGCTATTGACGTTATGGGTATCTCATGGCAGACCATTGGACCATCCCGCGAATGGCTACCTATCCGCCACTACCGCGTAGACCGTACAGCAGACCCAGCCACATGGGGTAACGGAAAGACTATCAGCATCGCTGATGGTATCATCCCAGGCCGTACTGTAACAATTCGTTATACTCAGAAGCCTCAGCCAATGGTTAACACCAGCGACGTATTTGAGTCAGTCACAGGACTGCCTTCATCTGCTCGTGAAGTTATTATCCTTGGTGCTGCTTACCGTATGGCGGTATACCTAGATTTGGGTCGTGTCCCAGCAACTACTGCAGAAGCAGCAGCACAGGGTACAGCAAACCCTATTGGCTCAGCAGCCAACCTTTCAAGAATGCTAAAGCAAATGTACAACGACCGCTTGCTTATCGAAGTCCGACGACAGCAAGAGCAGTTCCCTCCTCGCGTACACATCACAAGATAAGGCCAGAATATGACACTTCGCTATTATACAAGTCAGGCGCAGGATACGACAACTACCAGCAATATTACCAGTGGAGCAACCTCTTTGCAGGTCACCTCTGTCACAGGCTGGCCTTCATCTTACCCATTCACACTAGCGATTGACTATGGCTCTTCTCTGGAGGAGTTGGTGGACGTTACCGCAGTATCTGGCCTAACAGCCACGATTACTCGCGGAGTGGATGGCAGCACAGCAAGTGCTCATGGCGTAGGCGCAACGGTGCGCCACGTCATCTCAGCGCGTGACATTCGTGAGTCTAACTCACACGTCAACGCTACAAGTTCGGCTCACGCCATTACCGCTATCTCTGGCCTTGGAACGGGCGTAGCAACATTCCTTGCAACACCTTCATCGGCTAATTTGGCAGCAGCCTTTACGGATGAGACTGGTACAGGCAGCCTTGTATTTGGCACTGGTCCTGTAATTAACACGGCCATTAACACCTCTGGCTTCTTGGCAAACAACTACACGCCAAGCCTTACAGATGCAAGTAAGTTGCTTGTGCTATCCAATGGCTCAACTGCTGCAACGTTTACAATTCCAACCAACGCAAGCATCGCCTTCCCTGTGGGAACGACCATCACGATTGTTCAGGCTGGCTCTGGCCAGATAACAATTCAGGGTGCATCTGGTGTGACTGTCAACTCTATCGGCGCCACATCATCTGCTCCAAAGTTGCGTCAGATTAACTCCCCTGCAACTATTGTACAAAGCGCAGCAAACGTCTGGTACGCAATGGGAGACCTTGTCTAATGCTACTTAACTCAATCTCAGCGATTGGGAAGTATCCGCCAAGCGCCCCTAGAAGCCTAAACTTTGCTGATTCGGGTTCAGGGCAATCGTATGGAACTTACCCAAATGGCGGCCTTAACGGATGCTTAGCCGTAAATGCTACAACACCAGCAAACTACGGCAGGGACTTGGCCCTGACTGGTTACAGCCTTGCGCTCAAGGACGCTTCATCTGGTTCAACAATTGCCACAGCAAATCCCAGCGTATCAACTTTTGAGTCTAGCGGTTATTTGTTTACTGGTTTAGACATAACAAAAAGTTACAATGTCACAGTCGCGGCAAGTAATAGCGCAGGCGCAGGAGCAACCGTTCAAAACATCAGTTCTGTCAAGCCAACTACTGCTCCTCAAATTAACGCTTCTGCACCAGTTGTAACTGGCTACACCACAAGTTCGGTTACGTTTACTTTTACCGCCTGGTCTGCCACATCTAGTAGCCCTACAGGCGGTAGCGCCAACACGCCTAGCAACGGCGGAGCCGCTATCTCAAGTTACAACATAACACTCTTTGATACAACAAGTGGCACAGGAACAATCAACGCTAATGGCATTACGGGAACTTCCCCTATAACGTTGACTGGTCTTTCCTTTACCAAAGGTCATGTTTATCAAGTAGTAATGGCAGCCGCTAACGCCAATGGCGTTTCGGGCAATGGCTCGCCAAGCGCATCATTTACACCAAACCCATAACCTAGGAGA